CATACCAACACCTTCCGATGAAGAAAAGCTTATGTAACAATCTGATTTACTGTGTATATCTTCCATAGCTTCGTCTGATATAAGGTTATTTATAACTGTTACATTTGGTATGTTTATGTTTACTGGGTATTTACACGTTGCTTTAACAATCAATCGTGTATCGGGTTTATTTAATCGTACAAAACATTCTAATATTTTGTTAAAGTTTTTTCGGGGATCGTGTACATTACCTATGTGATAAAATGTATACGGTCTTTTATCGGGGATATGTGCGTGTATTACAAAAAAATGTTTATCAGGAAACTGCCTTTTGAAAATCTTTTTACAGTATTCACTTGGTACTGCAATTTTATCAAATAAATCAAAAAGTTTACCATAATCTTTATGTACAGTCTCTGTTTCACACACTGTCATACACGTAACATGTTTTATCTTCCTTTTAATTTCGGGTATTCTATCTAACCAATACTTTACAGGGAGTGCGAATATAAATGCACTATCAGACTCTGGTATTTCTTCGTGTATTTCAATGTATTTAGTATAACCAACCGGTGGAAAAATGTCCATGTATTTTTTACAATGTTGACCTATTCCGCTCAGGAGAGTTGGACCTATGAATAACATTTAGTATAAAGATAATATTTCTTTTATATATATTACGCGATGGACTCTGTCAGAGAACAAATTGAACATGCTCTTCAAAGACCAAAAATTCACAAAACTGAAATATACGGTATAATTAAACAAATTGCCGATATTATCAAGGCGCCAGCTCCAGCCCCAGCCCCAGTACCAGCTCCAGTACCAACACCAACACCAGCACCGGCTCCAGTTAAGAAAGCACCAGCGCCAGCACCAGCTCCAGCTCCAGCTCCAGCACCAGCTAAGAAAGCGGCTACACCAAAGAAAACTCCAGCTAAGAAAGCCGCTACACCAAAGAAAGCGTCAACTAAAAAGTCGGCTGCATCTGCATAGGTACTGGTTGCGAAACTTTACGATTTAGTAAATAATAACCACCACCAATAAACATTAAAAATATAAAAAGGTATATTAGCGGAATCTTTTTTCTTTTTTCCTTTTCCATTTTCTCTATATCATTCTTATCTGGAAGTTTCTCAACATTTATGTTGAGTTCATCTATCTTCCCGATAAGTTTATGTAACGCCTCTAGAATTTGAACTTCTCTATTTACCGGTTTCTCTTTTACATCTATAGTTGTTACTTCAAGGACTAGGTACCATTCTGCATCGGGTTGTAAAGTAACGTAATCTGTATCTTCCTGATACTCGTATAATTTAAAATTTAGTTTTTGTATAGATATGGGATTAAATAAATTTGTTTGTCTTTGGAACCCTTTCCATTGTTTATCCCTTATGATTGTATGCGCACCATGATTATAATGTCTTTCTAATGGTACACGTGCTAAAATTTGCCCGTGTCTTTCATCGAGTATTTGTGCTCTTTTTGGTATATCTTCACATACGATATCGACGTATTTTGCAACACTACTCACATACGTATCACTGTTGGGGTTATCCTGACCAATTTGCGTGATATAAAAATCAACTGGTTTTAGACCGCATACCTGTGACATTTCTTCTAAATGTAAATTTGATTCGAGTGTTAAATCGATCGAAAATGTATTGTTTGAACCATTTACATATTTTGAATCAATTATTATGTACTGTATTTTTTTGGGTAACTCCTGGAGTGAAACCATCTTGTATTTACAATATAAAAAAATAAGCATAAATAATAAACAATATGTATGCGTTTTACTCGAGCGTGTCACGGTTTTTGGGTGTGAAAACAAAATCACTAAAATCTACAGAATCTCATACATCAATTCATCCCAGTGAGAATAAAGAACCTGAAACTGTGTATGCGGATATCATGTTAACACCTGATTTTTCGAAGGGTATGATTATATCAAAAAATGATGAAGGTGAGACTGTTATTATAGAATATCCAAAACATGACAAAACGTTTGATAATTATAGACCTAAGTTTTTTAAATATAAATAAAGAATTAACAATTTTAAACTATAAATGATATGGAATACATGCACTTACACACTTACGACTACAAACTTTCCTTTTGCCAAGCGACAAACGGACTCTGTGAAGACGTTCAAAGGATCATATGGGAAAAATCTCAAAAATATGAATACGAAAATCTCGTGTGCCCGGGAGCCCCGAGGAAACAACCAAGAAATACACGATTCGCAGAAGAAAGACTCGAAACGTTGGTTAGAAAATGGAGGAATAAATGGGGAGAACCAACTGTATAATCGTATGAAAACATTGGCTTATGAAGAGTTTAGTCATCGTGATTTTAAACGCGATGAATATGACTCGTATTCCCTTGTTTTATACAGGTTAATGTTGAACGAGTTGGAATACGAAAGACTTAATCTAAAGTACACAACCATGTTCGGTGATAAATGGAGAAATTTTTCGAGAGAAAAAGATGAGATTTTATACGAGTACGAATTAATTAATATTCAAAATCGTATAAACGATTCGATCGTAAGATGTGAAGAATTTCTTGCAAAAGAACGTCATTTCAAAAAGAAATATTTCGGCGACGAAAATATCAATATCGATATATCATAATAAATATAGATACTTAATGAATAGAGTTTAATGTAATATAAGAAATGTTAAGTATAATAAATCCTTATAAAAAAACACTTAGAGTTTCGTGTCCTACTAGAAGAAAAGAAGGTATAGCAGAATATGAACAAATAAAAAGTAAAATCAAAAAAACAACCCTACGTTATGGTGCGGCGGTTTCGACGTATCATTTTATTTTTCATACACCCGTCGACGGTATATCTGCGAGTATTGGTACAGTAGCATCGTATATTTATGTAGATTCACTTTCAACGTATGTCGATAATATTGAAAAAATACAGGGTTTGAATAAAAGACTCTTGGTACCTACATTTCTTGCTTTAGGAGAATCCATGTGGAATTCCATGAACTTACCTTTTGATTTTAATATGGGCGCAACACTTTTTGGATTCTTAGCATATAAAATGGCTTTTTATCAGATAGTTGCTGAAGAATTATTAATGAATGATGAAGACCTAAGTGAACTTGATGAAATATAAAAATCAAAAAATAAAAATGTCCTTATTTTTTAATTTGTTAAAAAAGCATACTGATATTGTTGAGCTCAAAGATATGAATGATGTCATGTCTAGTGCTTTGGGTTTTATAGAGCCTATTGATGTTGAGGTTTTTGCACTTAAACCCAAAGATGATTTTCCGGCTGAACTTGGTGATAATAAGTATCTCGGTTATATTTGTTTGAGTAAAGTGGGTGATAGAAAAGATATTCGAATGGTTCAATTTTATCACGAAAATAAGGGATGTGAAGAAATTACGTTACCTTTTCTAAATATGCTCGTGGATAAATTATCTCCCAAAGTGGAAACAGTTGTAGATTATAAGGAAATGATAATTGTACCTTATGTTATCAGATCGGAAAGACGTATGTGGACTAAATATATGAAAAGGTATTTTGAAGATATTGAATCCGGTGAAAAGTTTTACATAAAAAACAAAATACCTGAAAATGTAGATTGGGAATGCCTTTTGGAAACGTTACCACGAAGAAAGATGGAAGTTTAATCATACTTAAAAAATATAGACATTTTAATGATATAAAATGACTAATAACCTTACACACGAACTTTTAAAAAACTGTACTTCGCTCGTTAGACTTTCTCACCTTAATGATTTATGTAGTAATTTGAATAATAAAAGCTGCGATGTTTATGCCTTACGCGCAGAATTCGGATACCCCGAACACCTTATTCCGGATAGTAACAAAAATTATATCGCTTACATGGGAGTTTCTAAGAAAAAAATTGAAACGACTTATGGACAAGCTCATTTCATTACGTTTTGTTTTGAACCAAAAATGAATGTTTGTGAGTCACCGGTAGGTGTTTTAGAACACATGTACGATATTTACGTGGAAGAAACTATTGAAAGTCTTTATAGAAATAAATATAGAGAAGGTGAAAATTATACAATTGAACTTTTACCTTCTAAAATTGAATACAAAGATATCGGTTATTGGAGATGGTTATTTCAAGAAGATTGGGGTATTTCCGATA